TGGATGTGTGAGGAAGAGTGTGAGGACACGGCATGCCTGCTGGAACCGGAAGAATTAGATTTACGCGACACCGATGATGCCCGACAGAAATTCTTCGAGGCGCACAGCGTGCCGAAAGAGTGGCACAAAGGTGACGGAGACGTGGAATAATGCCGCCAAAACTCCCCGTATACTGGGCGCCTCACCCGGGCCAACAGACTCTCGCAGCCACCTGCCCCGCCGACGAGATACTACATGGCGGCACACGTGGTGGAGGGAAGACTGCCGTAGCAGTGGGGCGCCAGGTACGTGGAGCAACCAAGCATGGTGCTGATTGGCGCGGCCTCATGGCCCGTAAGAAGTACAAGGACCTGGGCAAGATCAAGCTTGAGTTCGACAACCTGATACGCAAAGGCATGCCTGCCGAGCGCATGGGCGGCTCCAACCAAAGTAATACAGTCAGGTTCCTTGAAGGCCCGGCAAAGGGTGCCGAGATCACTCTCACTGCATTTCAGCACGTCAAGCAGCTCGACGACTGGCAAGGTTTCGAGTTCTCCGAGGTTACGATCGACGAGGCACCACAAATCTCCTACATCGCCACGGTGCTCGACAAGATGCGCGGCACCCTGCGTTCCATCAAAGGCATTCACCCGACTTTGTTCCTCACCGGCAACCCGGGTGGCCCCGGCGCAGGCACCCTGAAGATGCTGTTCCGTCTCGCCGACATGTCCAAGTGGGGGCAACCCTATCGCGACGTTGTAAAGTTCGACCTGTTCGGCGCCGAGACTGAAGAAGAGATAACGCGCATTTACTTGCACTCCATCCTGGAAGACAACCCGAGCATTGATCCGCGGCAATACAAGAAGCAACTGGCTGGAATCGCCGACATGGCCCTGCTCGCGGCATGGTTACGCGGCGACTGGAACGTCACGATCGGCCAGGCATTCTACTTCGACCAGGAGCGCCACGTCATAAGCCCGATCTGGCCAATCCCTGAGCATGTGCCCATATACATGACCTTTGATTGGGGCTACGGCGCTCCTTTTTCCGTTGGTTGGTGGTGGGTAGACAACGACAATCGCGTGTACCGTTTCGCCGAGTGGTACGGCTGGGACGGCAAGAATCCAAACCGAGGTTTACGCCTCACTGACCGGGAGATTGCACATGGAATTCTATCCAAAGAGCGAGAACTGGGAATTGGAGGCCGGCAAATTGACCGACTTGCTGGACCTGACTCCTTCCGCCGCAAACCCAACTATCTCGGCGGGGGACAGGGTCCGTCAACTGCTGACGAGTTCAGCGATTACGCCCAAAGCAGTTCCGCCCGTGACCAATTTGGCGCAGACTGTTCCCTCAAAATGAGGCCTGGTGACGCGGACCGTGCCAAGAAACTGCGCCAGTTCCGCAACAGATTGCGCATACCGGCCGAGAAGTCCGAGCTGCCAATGCTTGTCGTGTACAACACGTGCAGTGAGTTCATCCGCACCATCCCGAGCATTGCGCTTGACGAGGACAACATTGAGGTAATTGAGGACGGCCAGGAGGATCACTGCTACGACGAGTCCTGCCACATTTGCATGGCGCGCCCCATGGCCGGCGACTTTGACTCGTTCCAGCACACTCAGCAAGTGTCCGCCCAGGTTAAGGAAATCAAGAAACTCGACAGCGCCTCAATGGCGGCTACCCAGGAACTATTCATGATCCGACGCCAAATTGTTGACGGCATGGATATAGACCCCGAAGTACTGAAGAGAGATTTATCACTTGATCCGGACGCTTACGGTATTACGGAGGATGAATTCGACTCGGACATTGATATTGCAGCACAGGACATGACACACCTGATTCCTGGTCTGCGGCAGTTGGTAGAGGGGAAGTGACATGGAGAACCAGAAAACAGACGAAGAAGTTGAGCAAGCGTACAATGTAGCGCGGAAGCTGGCCAGGTACGTAATGCGGCGCACGGCAGGATGTCGCCAACTGGTATCCTTCGAGGACTTTGTACAGGACGGCATGCTGGGCTGGCTCGAAGGCAAGGACATGTTCTTTGCCATGATCGACGCGTTCCGCAAGCAGGCCATGATGTCGAACTACTCGTACAAGAAGAAGGGCATGAAGGAGCCCGGGCTCACCAGTTTCGACGAAATGATGCACTCCACTGAGGTCGAGAACCCGACGCACGAGTGGGACAAGCAGATTGATGCTCAGAAAGTCCTGAAGCGAATCCAGGGCATCACTGACGAGGCAACCAAGTTCGCCCTTCTCGGCTACCTGTATTTCGGCATGTCCCTGCGCGAGATTGCAGAAATACTTGAGAGATCCCACGAGTGGGTGCGACTTTATCTTATTGAGCCTGAACTTAGTAAAATTAGGGAGGAATTCCAATGATTGAGTTACTTACAGGAATTGTGGTGCTATTTGCGTCCGCGCAATTCTACGCTATGCAATTAGAGCGTAAGCGCGCAATAGATCGTGAGCGCGAGCTGCTTGCTGCTGTATTGGCAAAGAACATCGGTGAGTACATCCAAGCTATCGAGAAACTCCGCAAGTCCCCGAGGGATTCTATAATGGAGATGAAGCTGGAAAATGAACTTGCCCAAGCCGCGGTTGCTCTTGAGGAATCTCAGGGAATACCTGTCAGGTAAGCTGATGCCGAATTTCTTGGAGATCAGTAATGAGTGCGAGTGTGAGCCTCCTAGTCCTCTACGGTTTCGTAGGGTTATTGGAGTGGGCGCTCGCGCTCACGCGAACAATATTCACGATACGACACAACATGATCGTGGTGCCGATAACCGTCTTGTTAGAGACCTTTGTCGCGATGATAGTGTTCAAGAACTTTATCATTACTGGGGACCTGATGATCGCTGGGTCGTATGCGGTTGGGTCGGCACTTGGAAGTCTGATCCCGATGGTGTGCACAAAAAGACACGAGGTTAATGGTAATGGCTGAACGAGAAAACAAGCTTTCTGAATCTTTTATCAGACAGGAGATGGACCGTATTTTCGTGTCTCCCGAATCTGATGTGACCAGGTCCGTTCTCGAAATGTCCTGGTTTCGTAACATTCTCTACTACTTAGGTGAGCAGTGGCTGTCCTGGTTTGAGACATCTCAGACGTTCGGCAGGCGCTATTCACTAGCGGGCAACGTCCCGACACCTGTATCCAATATCATACGGGACTACATCAGATCCGCCAAAGCACTGGTGTTAAATAAAAGATACACTGTGCGCGTCTGGCCCAACTCGATGGAGCGTATCGACATCGACGCCGCGGACATGGGCAGCGACGTACTGCGCTGGATGGACTCGGCCGACGACTACGACATCGAGGACAGCAAGGAGTGGGCAGTTATATGGATGCTCCTAACCGGCAGCGGCTTCATACGCGTCTACCCGGAAGTGGACGACGGTGTGTACGTCATCGGCAAGGATGGTAAGGGGATCACCAAGGGTCGTGTTGCCGCTGAACCAGTCTTCCCGTTCAATGTTGTGGTGGCGCCGCTGGGTACCAAGCTGGAGCGCAAGAGCTACATTGGCCTCAAGTCCCTCAAGTCCAAGGAGTGGGTAGAGGACACCTTTGGTGTTCTACTCGACCCCAACGAGGGGGAGAAACGGTACGTCGAGTACGAGCGCCAGTTGATGAAACTGGTTGCCAACGTATCGCCATGGAAACTTCGCGGCCAGTCCATTGACCTGGATGACCACTCCGAGGAGCTTGTTATCTATCGTGAAATCGAGTACCGCCCCACCAAAGACTTCCCGAAAGGACGCTACGTTGCAATGGCCGGCGACACAATTGTCAAGAAGGTCGATCAACTGCCGGTGCCCACCGGCAAGGATGGGTCCTGGGACTACAGTATCGTGCACTTCCAGTACAACTACACACCCGGGTCATTCTGGCCCACCAGCGGCGTGGACGACCTGATCTCCCCGCAGAACACGATCAACGAGATTGACCAGGGTCTGTCAGTCAACCGCAAATCTCTTGGGCGCCCGATGATTCTTACGCCTGCCCAGCTTACTCTGAAGAGAATCTCAAGCAAGGGACAGGGAATACTGGCTGTCGAATACGACGGTAGGAATGCTGGCGGCGCCCACCCAAGCTTCCAACAGGGCACTCCTTACCCTGATCAGGTACTAAAGGAGCGTGACCTGGCGCGCCAAACTGCCCAGGATGCCGGCGGAGATCCCAAGAACATCCTCCGCGGCCAGGCCCCCAGTGGAGCCTCCGGGGTCATGGTTGACTCCCTGCGTGAAGCTGCCGAGGCCTCCCACGCGCCCGACGTCATGAGGTTCTACCGTAAGTGGGGCAAGGTGCAGCGTCTGCGTCTCACTGTTGCACAGAGTCTGTTTACTGAAACCCGCATGATCAAGATACCCGGCGAGGGTAATCAGATCAAGGTGCGCGCCTTCAAAGGTGCTGACCTGAAGAACAACAACGACGTGAGACTGGAGCTGGACAATGTCGCCTCTTCCACACAAGCAGGCAGGAACGACCTGACCATGAAGCTGATCGGCTCCGGGTTCTTTGGTGATCTGGCCATGCAGCCCAGACTGCGCCGCGATGTCGCCAAGAAAATGGGTATTGGCACTTTACCCGACGAGGAGAATCTACACCAGGACAAAGCCGAGATGGAG